TATGCTGCTAATGTAACAACTCTTGAAGGTGGTTCGGTTTCTGGAGATGATTTAATAATTAAAGCAAATACCTCTAATTCCTACCCATTTATAAAACTTAATGGTGCAGATGATTGCCATTTTCGTATGCCAAATACAAAGGCATTTGTATTATATAACGAAAGTACGAAAATGTGGCAAGTGGATTATACTGCTGGATTAACAAAACAATATGGTGGTGGAACTGCTGACTATGATATGTCAATCTATGCAAATTCAAGTGATTCTTTTCCGATAATCCATCTTGACGGTGGTAACGAAAATATACAAATAAATGATTCAACTGCTTTATCTGCTCATTTTGACTTGGCTTTACTTGGTGATGGGGTACTATGTATTAAAGAAACATCGACACCAACTGCTGATACTAATTATGGAAAAATTTATTGTAAAAATGATAATAAATTGTATTTCCAAGACGGTGCAGGTGTGGAACACGAAATAGATTTTGTATAAGGAGAAAAATAATATGGATATAACTATAAAAATACCAGATAAAAAAGTACCAGAATTAAGGCTAGGTTTTTTAGCAGCAGTACAAAGAGAAAAAGAAGATGAAGAACTCACTGATATAGAGTTTTTCAAGAAATGGATAATGAACCAGATAAAGAACATCTATAAGACTGGGAAGATAATTATTGCAAGAGAGGCAACAGAACCAGAGATAGACGAGGACTTAATTGAAAGCGTCGAATAGGGGGGCAAAAATGTGAAAAATAAAATGGACACATTGGCAAAAATAATCAAAGAAGCTAAAATAACAAGCAAAGAGTTCAAAAGCAAGAACGGAAATACAAGCCTGAGAATAAGCAACAAGGAAATGCTACTCTGGCTTATTGGAAAACAAGTAGACCAGGACAATAGAATATTAAAGTTGGAAACAAAAATAAAAATGTTGGTAGTATTTACGCCAATAGCCATAACTTTAGCAATTTTATTATAGGAGGTAAAAATATGAAAAAATGGTATTTGTCGAAAACGCTATGGGTTAATCTTATAGCAATAGGAGCATTAATAGTACGAGCAGAATATGGTTTAATACTAACACCAGAAGGCGAAGTTGCATTACTCGCTGGAATCAACATGCTGTTAAGAATAATAACCAAAGAAGAAATAATCTGGAAAAACTAAATGCGACCACATGTTCCGTTTATATGGTATCGTAATCATCATTTATATTACGGTATCGCGCTTTTTCTATTCGGATTGTACAATTATTATCTTATGAAAAAAAGTGGCGAACTAGAAAAGTGCAAATTCATATGGTATCTGTTTATGCTGATAGGAATACTTATTGCTTTGGATGATGCTATAGAGCATACGATAACAAGAGATACACCAATACGAATTGTTTTTGAAAAATTAATATTACCTTATTTAAAATAGCTTGAGAGACAGGGCGGATTTTCTACCTCTTGCCCGCCCTATGCTCTCAACGTTGGAGGAATCATGTCATACTTAGAAATCCTGTTTATATCCGGAATCGTAGGAATGTTTACCGGCGCGGCGTTAACTTTTTTGAAGTGCGTTTTTAATATATACAAAAAGATATACTAGCGCAAGCAGAATTACAGCAAGATAAAACCACGATGGGTCGTTTCCCCTGACTATCTCTGTCGCAGTCTCGCTAAACACTTTTACCAATCCTTTAGAGTAGTTAATCTACGCTGTTTTATTATTTGCTTATCTTTAATACAAGCTCTTAATAGATTGAGTTGTGTGAAGACTGTATAAGCTATTAAATCCAAAGTTTTATACTCAATAAACGCGAAGAAGCCATTACGCCAAATCCACTTCATATGCCATAATGCTTGAATCTTATTGTCACCACGATTCTTTAGTCCAACAAGGGACCAAACCATTTTATGAGACCCTTCCGCCAAGTCAACTTCTTTTATATTGTGGTCTACTTTTATAGGAAACATAAGTTGAACATATCCCTTTTCTTGTATTGTTTTGGCGAGTAGTGAGTCTTCCGTAGAATGCAGTGTATTCATATATCTTTCTCTTGACGCTGGCATAGCAGTTGCTGATTTTAACAACAAAGAGCAAGCCGTTGGTGCATTAGACTTTGCAAGGATATAACTATGCCCACTTTTCCTTCTTTGGTATACGTCATAACCTGCCCACCATTTGGCGATAAGCGGAACTGTATCAGTCATTGTACCTTGAATCTGACCTATAGGTTTAAATTCTTTTGGATATTCTTTATCTGCCATTTTGAACAAGTTTTCAATGTAATTTTCGGGCAAAGTAATGTCTGAGTCGAGCCAAAATATTGTACTATATTTTGCGCCTTTTATGCCGGTCATTCTTGCAGCACCAAGTGGTCTGGTTTCAATTGTAGTCCATGTTGGTATTGCTTCATTATTTCTTGCCCATTCATTTACAATTTTAATGGTATTGTCTGTGCTGCCTTTATCTATTATGCGAACTTCTAATGGCACATCTTCTGGAAACGCTCTACGAATACTGTCAAGACACATTTTCATAGTACATCCGCAATTCCAAGTAGGAATTATAATACTGCATCCTTTTCTGAACTCTGTTTCTAATTCCATTTAATACCATTTCCTGTAGTTGTTTAGAATTTTTATTAACTCTTTTTCCCTATTTTTTATGCTAAACATAGAGAGGTTATTTCTGTTGTTGAATATCTCGTCCATTCCAGTTTTTGGCGTAAACAAAACTGTGCAACCACAAGCCAAGGCCTCAAGTAGCGTAAGACAAAATGATTCGTACTTTGAAAACTGGCAATACATATCTGCCGCATTGTAGAAATACACTAACTCTTGTTGAGTTACCGGAAGATAGAAATGCACATTTAGTGGCCGGTCTTGTATTTTATTTCCTATATGTTCACTCATTCCAATCACATAAAATTCTGCGTCCGGTGTTTGTCTTGCATATTCTATAAACTTATCAATCCCTTTAAGATAATATCTGGCCCATGAATTTATTATCCCAACTGTTATAACTACAGGCCTGGCATTATCTCTTATTTTATAATTATGAAATTGTTTTAAATCTACACCATTATAAACAACATTTACTTTTGGACAAATCCAGAAACACAAATTAAAAACTTCTTGCCTAGTAAATTCTGATACAGCCAATATTCTTGACGCATTTTTAATTGCTGATTTTACCATGAGCTTAAAAATTCTATGTTTTTTTAGAACATCACTTTGTACTCCATATCCACCTGCTATAAGTATAACTGGTTTCTTATATAATTTATTTATAAGGCCTACTAAATATGCTGGGTATGATATAAACCAAATGTATATCAAATCGCATTCTTTTATTTTCTTAAATAACTGCAATGTCTTTCCTGGAGTGTAATAGAAATCTTCTACATTGTAGTGCTTACGTAAAATCTCCAAGTCATTTTTTATAAATGTGGAGTTATATTTATGGCGCACAAATAATATTTTCATTTTTCATCCTCCATAATTTTAATCATTGGTTTTATCGCGTCAATTACTTTATTGTGTGCTTTATTTATCTGCCGTATAATCGTTCCGCGGTGTTTCAACACATACCAAAGCGTACCCATCGTTTCCTGAACACAGTAGTTCCAGTCTCTTCTGCTGTGCTTGTTCACTACTAATTCAGGCAAGTCAAATCCATCCGCGATAACTCCTTTGTATTTATGACTATATGCGACAGCTACGACCGGAACTCCTTTGGTAAGACTACTTATTGCACTGTGCATACGAAAAGATATATTAAGGTAACTGTTTCCTACTATATTTCTAAGACTACTTGGTGTCGCGTTTTCCGGGTCTGAGGGCGTAGACATATGTTTTTCGTTATTAACTATGTCTTTAGCTAATTGTACATCAGGCGGTGATTTACTATGAGATAAAATTATTATATCTTTTCCTGTTAAGTCATAGAATTTTCTAGCAATACATTTTACACCATTTACATATTCTTTATACGTGTGTGCATATTGACCCCATAGGCCAGAGATAACAATTGTGCAGTATGTTTTCTTGAGTTTTTCTAATATGTCATATTTGAGCTCATTATGTAAGGGAAGAAACGCTAAGTCTGGAGCATAATAAAGATTATTTTTAATTCCTATGCGCCAACATCTGTTTTGACTATCTCTATCTCGACACCAAATAGTTTTAAAATTATTAAATACAAATTTAACAAATGGTTTAAGCAATAATGGAAACTCGCCTACCGTATTGCTAATTATATGAACTTCTTTTCCGCATTTGTTCAGAGCATTCAACATTACAAGATTACTTATCCAAGACGTATATTTCCACTTGTTCGTTAAATAATCACCGCCTAATATGACCACATGTTTGCAGTCGGCAAAAGTCTGCACAATATTTGACGATTCAGGATTCACCAAGCGTTTGAAAAATTCTATTGGCGATTGCTTAATGTTTCTGTATTCAATATCAGTTACGCCTGTTTCAAGTTCTATTGTATCTTGTGCAGAATCTTCTTCTATAAAAACGAATTTTGCGTTTTTGTTAATGGCCTTCATATAGGTTATAAAATTGCTAGATAGCATAAGATTGCCGAAATTCTTTATATCAGCTACCTTGAGAAGCCCGATTTTGTCGGGATTTGCACTAATTTTTGTGAAAAGAGAATGCCATTCTAAATTGTTAGAAATCTCTGAAAACAACTGATGCCCCTTTGCCGTATTCGTTTCTACCACACTTGTGCCATACTTATTCTTTAATACTGGATGAACTCCCCAGGCGTCTCCCAAAGTAATGTCAGAATCGTTTCTATCCTTGGTGCAAGTTTTACATATAGTATGTACGTTGCGTTGTTTTATGTAATCTTTTATAAGTTTTGGTCTAAAAAATGCAGTCGACTGTCCATAGTTATATGTAATACCTAGACCCGCACCTTTTTCCCAACCAGCACGCTTATCTCTAAATTTAATTCCAGTTATTCTTATTTTAGTTATAGATTCTACCCATTTCAGGTAATCCCAGAATATTTTTCTTTTAATTACTCCATGACAACGAAGAGAGATGTAGGTTATCCATTTATCATTTAGATTTCTATTTTTTAAATACCGCTTTAATCCTATCACTTGACATGGAAGTCCTACAAATAATATTGGATGGTCCATTTCTGTCTTAATGTTATATGCTATAAGTCGATACATTTCAATTGGATTAGCCCATAAATATTTACTACCCCTCATTTTTTCGACATCTTTAAGCTTGTCTGCCATTAAGAATTTTGGAGGAGCTGTTCCTTCCATTGTTACCCCACACACTAGGCCTCCTATGTTTATGAAATGTTTTGCTAGTTCGTAAAATATCCCACCTGATGAGGCTTTTTCTAGCGCCTTTCTATCTTTTGTCCACGCGATATATTTCATTTTCTTCTCTCCATAATCCTGCAACAACTGCAAACGCAATGATAAAATCTTCTGTATTCCCCATCAAGGTCTTTAATGCTTATAATTTTTAAGTGTTTACATATAAGTTTAGAAGTTTTGCATCCATGTTTCTGTATAAAATCATCTGTCACAATATTCATTCAACATCTCCATTTTCCCTTATTTTGTGGTCTTCATACTCATTAACAAGTCGTCTAACAACTTCCAATTTGGCGGCTTCCAGTTCTCCAATAATCTCTTTATATGCATTGTAATTCTCTCCAAACCGTTTTATGTACTCTTTAACCAACTTGTGAATAAAATAATTAAACCGCCCTTTAAAAATTTCAGCACCGTTGAAATCTAATAATTGTTTGATTACATAATCAAGTTGGCCTCTGTCATTTTTTGCTATATATGGCATTACTTTTTCCTTCCCATCTCTTTCTCGACAAACCTTTCAAATTCTTTTCTGCTGCTGAATATTTTTGTAGCATGCTGAACAATCCACGGGTGTTTTGAATATTTTTTAGTAATAACATAAACCGGTATTCTTAAAATTCGTCCGCCGAAAAATATTTCCATTGGCGTGCCTATTCTCGTTACTTCCGCAAACGCAATAATACCGTCACTTTTTCTTATTTTGTCCAGGTCGTCCTCAACTATATCGCTGACGTTCCTTGTGGCCATGAACTCCTTTTGTTCTTTATTTCCGTCTTTAAACGAGTCTATAACTTGCATGTCTTTAGCCCTTTCTTGATTATCATAGAAAGGATTATCCAAATTAATACGGTATTTCCCCTCTATTCTTAATTCCCATTTTCTTACTTGTTTACGACCTTCAAAATTATGAGCTAAATAAAACGTTTTCATATCTTGTTCCATTTTTCATCCTCTTTGTTATCCCATAATTCTTCTAATGATGTTTTAATTTTATTTAATTTATATTTTTTTATCAAAACCAAAACCCATGCAACTATAATACCCTCAGCCAAAATTACCACGAGTGACATATATAAACTAGTTATTATTAAAGTAACACTGGTAAATCCTATTGCAGCCAATTTACTTCTATACGCGGTTCTGCTTATTCCTGTTATTTTTTTAGTTTTCAATATTTTCCATAGTTGCTTTATTTCTGCTATCAGGAAAAATCCCATTCCTACCACTCCGCAGGCATCCGCAATCAGCATCAATATATAATTATCCATGACACTCACTCCAAGTTGCTCCCGACTTAATGTCTATCTCAATTGGAACTGTCAGGTCTTTTCCCACTTTAATCATTGAATCTGTTATAATATAAATGGCGACTCCTACTTTGTTTTTTGGACACGATATAAGGCACTCATCATGAACAGTCAAAACTATTCTGGCACCAATGTCTTTTAAGTCTTGATACATTTCCAACATGGCCAATTTCATCAAGTCTGCGCCAGTGCCTTGTATAATTGCGTTGACCAGGCTTCTAAGTTCCGCGCTTTTTTTAAACTCTTCCTTGTCTTCAAACTCGTCTGACAAATGTCTTTTTCTGCCAAAGAAAGTCATAGTATATCTGTTCTCAATTGCATCTTTTTTTGACTGTTCTATGAAGTTAAACAATTTGGGATAGTTTTTCCAGAATTGGTTAAAGTATTCCAATGCTTGTCTTTCATCTACCTTCAACTGTTTCGCCAAAGCCTTAAAATAAATTCCATACAATAAAGCGAAATTAATAGTTTTGGCTTGCTGTCTAGTACTTCCACAAGCATCAGCTGTCTGTTGGTGTATATCCCCATTCTCTTTATAGACCTTGAGCATTGACGGCTCCTGCGAGAAATGCGCCGCAAGTCGCAATTCAATTTGACTATAATCAGCACCAATAAGCACTTGGTTTTTATCCGCGATAATAGCCGCCCTAATGTCGAACTCATCATCCGTTCTGGGAATGTTCTGCATATTTGGATTACTTGAACTGAATCTGCCGCTAGTCGTGCCTGATTGCCGGAACTGTGCGTATATTTTATTGCCTTTTTCCGGTGTAAGAGCGGGTATAAAAGTTGACAATATTTTATTATATTTTCTGTACGCCAACAGTGCCTTAATTTCCGGACACCTTTTATCTTCTTCATAATGCTCTAAAAATTCTTTGTCGACCGACCCCATTTGTGTTTTTGCGCTCAATTTTAGTGGCTTTAACTTCTTTTTATCAATAAAGTACTCGCGAAGCTGTTTAGGGCTATTTAAATTCACACTAGGCATAAAATACTCAATCCGTTCAAGCGCGTTTGACACACGTTTCTGACAATCCTCGCGAATGCGAGAAATTTGCTCATTATCTACAGTTATGCCGTTAATCTGCATGTCTTCTACCACAAATAGAAGAGGCCTCTCAATGGTCTCGTAAATCCGGTATAGATTCTTGTCCTTCATTAGTCGCGGATATAGGACTTCAAATAGCTTATATGTGTATTCCGCATCTTCACTACCATACTTGACCGCGGTCTCTTTGTCAACGTCCGCAAATGATATTCTACTTTTGCCAGAACCAACTACCTCTTTAAATGAGGTCATTCGGTGGTGGCAATATCTCAGTACGCAAGGTTTAAGACCCTGCCTTCCGTTCTCATCAAGCAAATGCGCCATAAGCATAGTATCATGCACTATAGCTGTTTTAACTGGCATACCGAATTTCTTGAATACCATTCCGTCAAAAACGTAATTGTGAAATATAAGTTGAGGATGATTCAGCAATCTTCGCAATATCTCCTGCACAAAGCCGAGTTCCATGTTTTCAAATTTAGTATGCCTTATTGGGACATACCATGATACAACTTTGTTTGCTTTGGCGTATGCGAATGAGAATCCAACTATTGTTTTGTCCTCAAGGCTCTCTGTTTCTGTATCAATAGCTATTCTGGTAGACGCTGCCGCATCATCCATTATTTTTTGACTATATTTATTTAGTATCATGGTTTAATAAACCACCAATCTGATTGTTTAGTATGCAATTTTAATTGTGGTTTATCCGCAAGAAAGGTATATACTGCTTCAATGACTTCTCTAAAATTCCCACAGAAATCATGCCCAGCAAGAATACCGCCTTGTCTGAGTTTTTTATAATATCTTTCTATGTCATTTAAACAATAAGCATAATCATGATTTCCATCAATATAAATAAAGTCAAGATTATTTGGAATATATTTTGCAGCTTTTTGTGATTCTTTTATTATAAATATAGCAGGGTATTTTTTTAATCTGCTTTTTGCTATCTTTAAATAAGGTAAAAAATTGAACGTGTATTCTTTACCTTGGCGAATCTCTGAATATTCACCATAAGGGTCAATGCAATAAATTGTTTCCACATTAAGGTTATTGCAAATACTCCTTGCATTAGAGCCCCTCTGCGTGCCTATCTCAACCGCAGTAATTGGCATGTCTCCAAACTGTTTCTTGGCGAATGTAGTGCTAGCCCTTACTTCCTCATATAGTTTTAACATCGCCAAATATTTCTGGGTCACTCTTGTTAAAAACAAAAACAGCCTTTGGTCAAATACTTTTCTCATTCTAATTCTCCTTCATATTTACAAGACGGGCATTCCCATCTGAACAATAAAAGAAAATGAGGGGATTTATTCCCTCATAATCCTAAGCTTTTTTGATGGCGACTTCGAAATTATACCAGTCGTATTTTTTCTGGGTCTTTGTCTTGTTGACGAACGTAATACGCACAATGTCGTTTACTTCCGCAACTAGGTCTGTAATAAGATTTCCATATCCCATCTTGTCAACCAAATCGGTTTTACCAAGAATAAGGACTGGTTTATCTTCGCCCTTTACTTTGAGCATGAAGATTTTCTTATACGTTGGGCTTTCCTTAACTGCCGTAAGGACTCCCTCGAGTGTTTCGCCTTCTTTCACAAGGAGCGCTTTGTCCTTGCCTTTACTGCCGTAAGTTCCGAAGCAAGCAAAAACTACTTCTTCGTCTTCGGCTCGTTGGTTTACAAATCCTGCCATGGTTTTTCCACCTAGGTTTCTACAAAATTTTTGTAGTTGTATGTTATTTCACGATGACAATTAGCGCATAATAAAATGCACTTATTCAATTCATCCGCTAAATCTTTTTTATACATTTTACTGAGATTTATTCCATATTTTTTATTTTTTGGATTTGAATGATGAAAATCTAATGCAGAATCACATTTATTATAACCACATATTGCACATCCATTTATTTTTAATTGATGTAAAATATGTTTTTCATCATCAAGATAATTTGGATTTTTCTTTCTCCAAATTTTCATATATTGTCTTTTATATTCCGTGTAATTCATTATAAACAAATCTCTGTAGTCGTATTCATATTCATAAGTACTATAGACGCAGTTGGTTTTCTGCTGCAATATACGGGTATAGTGTTAAATTTGTCGGCTAATCTTGTGAGTCTCATTATGTCCTGCTTGTTCATCTTTGAGGTTCCATATTTACACTGCACAAAGTATACTACCTTATACTGTGGAGAAAACGCGACCAAATCCACAAGGGAATGTGACCCAGCCGAACGGAACACCAGACACCCTTTGCTTTCAAGATACTTCTTTACCTCAAGTTCGAATCTATAGCCTTTTTGATACCCTTTATTCGGCATCTTTTTCCTTCGCTTTTAGAATCCACGCTTTCTTGTATGTTTGCAGTATAGATTTTGATAACTCAACACTTTTTACTAAAAGCGTCATGCCCATTTGATTAGATTGCTCTATAAGCATGTAAAAGACCTCTTCATAGTCTTTAAATCCTTTATTAAGTTCGTCAGTAAAATTTTTCTTTCGCGCCTTATTATTTCCTTTTGCCATTTTATTTCCCCAATGTATTTTCAAGTATTCGTGTGTTTCCTTTTATTTTTTTGAGCTCTGGATATTCTTTTATCCATGCTCTGACCAAATCGTCAGCTTCTTTTTGCGTGTCACATTCAGTGACCATAAATCTAGTAGTCCTGAAGGCGTTCTCTTCTGTCGCCGTCAACATTACTTCTCTTCCGAATTTCGCCATTTATTTTGTCTCCTTTCTTTTATAATGTATTTCTTTATGACAATTTGGGCATAATAATATACATTTATTTAATTCATTTATTAAATCCACAATTTTTCTACCCATATTTTGACCCACAATAGAAAAACATTTTTCTTGCGAATTAACATGATGAAATTCTAAACATTCTATACATTTATTATAACCACAAATCGCACAACCATTTATTTTAAGATTATGTAATATTTTTCTTTCTTTTAAATGTTGTACTTTTGTTAATTGTCTATATTTTTTGGGATTTTTTTCACGCCATTCCTTACTATATTGACTGCTTGATTTCATTTTATCTTAACTCTATCATCGAATTTTTTGTATTTTTTAGGGTTGTCATTTTGAGCAGATAAAAATGCAAGATTACATAAAGCATGCCATAAATGTGGTAATCCAGATTCTGGGTCAATATCTTCCATCATCCACCATGCAAGCAAGTGTCTCCTAAGAGCAGCGTAATATTTACTGTATTGCAACCCTTTCCGCCAATTGTTCACGGGGTATTTTTTCAATTTATAACTCATGAGACCTAAAACTTCTGCTATTGCTATGTCTGTCTCTGGTGGAACAAGCTCTATATGCAGCTTCCCGTCCTCGTACTTTATTGCCTGTTTAGTCATTGTCAGTCTCCTCTAATAGTATAGAGGCCGATAGGCTATTTAAAGTTTTCTGTTGGAGCAAAGGCCAATCCTTCTTGAATTTCTTATACAATGTAGACCCTTTATAATTATTCTTTTTTTTGTTTATTATTATAATGTTATCTATCATTGTTTGATTGACATTCATTATTTTGTTAGACCCACAATATGGGCAGTTCCAAACAAAATGTACTTTTTTCGGTGCATCATATTTAGGTTTGCCATTGTTTCTAGAGTCATAGAAATTTTGTACATCAATACTATAATTTCCGCATTCAATACAATACAATTTATCTCCTTTCATTAAATCACCTGTATATACCCCAGCACAGGCTCATATATAAGACCCCTGTCCAATAATTCTATGAGCTCTTCTTCGCTGAATTTGGCAGCCACAATATCCCATACAGCAACGCCATCGTCATTATAAACTATTTTTATATAATCTAGTATTTCTTCTATTCGTTCTTCATTCATTTATTCACCTGTTTTAAAATACTCATCTCTCAGGTCTTCGAACAGTTCCGGCATTAACGTGTAAAGCTCCCTCAGCAGCGTTCTCGCAAATTGCCTAATTTCCGGCGTGTTTTCCTTTCCTATCCTCATTCGTATGATGTGCCTCCATTCCCTGACATTTGCAGTCATGTACATGTCGGTCAAGCACGCATTTGGAAGAACCTCTCTTGCTATATAATTTGGTATACCATAGTCCATCATTTGTTGGTATACATTATCTATTTTGCGCATGAGATTTTTGTACAGTGTTTCCATATACGATGGATTCTCTTCTCCATAAGTCTCAAGGTTTTTGTATTTGAAATCATTGTGCTTGACATAGTGCTGGCTCTTGACAGAATAGGACACAAGCCTATGCCTCGTAATCTGTGCAAGGAATGACCGTGACATGTCCTTAGCGTACACTGAAACACAGATGTGCTCCAATACTGATTCATGACCGCGTCTCACCAACATACGTGTAAACTTCTGTAATTTTTGCTGTGATTCTAAATCTTTCATTATTAATTTACCAGCATCCCTAGTTCCATAGCAATTTCTTCCAGCAGTATATATCATTTCGAGATATTTTTCTGGATAATATTCGATTGTTATGTTCATTCCTTTTTCACCTTTCTAATTATAAAGTCATTTCTCGAATCAACCCACCCCGTACATTCTTTACATGGTCTTATAGGGTTGTATTTCCTGCAAAATATACAAGTATTATGTATTTTCATTTATTCATCTCCTACATTGCAAACAAATGATGCTCGCTGTACATATCAAAATCGTGCGCGTGTTTCCATACTATTACCGTTCTTTTAGTCTTGTTGTTCATCTTGCCACCTTTTGGCTATATCCCGCCCTCTCTGTATTTGGTCGGATATTCCCATTTTTTTCATTGCCTTCTTTGCCTTTCTTGATGCATGCAGCATTTTGTTCATTGCATGTTTTTCTTTGCGTTTTCTTTCTTTAACTGCGCGAAGTCCTGCTCTTTGCCGCACAAACCTGCGGAATGTCAAAGGCTCCGGTTCTGGTTTTGGCTTTTCTTTTATCTCTGAATTATTTTTACTCATTTTATTTCACCTTTTTCTGATATCTAAAAAACACTTCAGGGTCTAGCGTCACTATTCCATCATCATAGTATCGCACCCATCCATGCTTGGCCTTTTCCCAATTGATGCCAGCCTCTTGCCCGAGTTTGTCCCTAAAACGCCGAACGTTATCAATATTTCCTGACATCAATACTTCCTTTCCTGCCTCTCTATGTTGATTTTGTTCTTAGCTCTGAACATTTCCAGTACATTGTCCGCGTCCATTCCGCTGGCCATCGTAAGATTGATAAGGAAATGCCATATGTCTATTATCTCCTTCTTGAAGTTCTTACTTTGTCCGGGATTAACGCCCGTACTCTGCTTCCATGGTTTCCAATCTGTCTGTTCTATCGCCTCGCATGCCTCTGTAACAATACCTATAAACATCAGTCTTATGTACTGTATAAGCGGCATATTACTGAAATCTATCTTTTTTTGTAACGCTCGCTGAAGCTCGAACAATTCCTCAAGGCCGGTATTTTTTAATATTTGTTGCATCCCACTCCATATGTAATCAATGTTTTTTGTTGGCACATATCCATGTATGTCGTAATCACCAGGCCCATTTACTTCTACTTCATAATCCAAACTTTCTTCCACAAGCTCGATTATTTGTTCTATTTGTTTCTTAGTCAATTTCATTTTTCTTTCCCCTTCTTTTTTAACAAATGAATATAATCATCTATTCCATATTCATCTTGCTCATCGTTCATTCGTCCAACCTCTCTGGCTCATACCGCATTCCCGGCCTCAGCCTCAATCTCTTCAGCTCTTTCCTTATCTTGAAGTGCTCTTCCCGGCTGTTCTTTGCCCGGTGCGGGCCAAGGTCGCTGTTGCCTATTGCATTGAAGGCCTCGCTTCCCTCTTCCATTTCTATTGCCTCTTCATTTTGTTTCATATGTTATCACCATCTTGTCGCAGGACGGCATTTTGTTAGTCGGGTGATTGTATATGCCGGCGAACAGTTTCGCCAATACTGCGGATTGGACAGAACCTGCTATCAGTCTTTCATCTAATTTTATTACTTTGTTGGCCAATGCTATCACATCAGCGACTATATTCGCGTCTACTTTATTTAATTCTTTCAAATCTATTTTCATGTTTCTTTCCTCCAATGGCCAAAAACTCGCCGTCAGCTTTCGTCAAAGGCAAAATTTACGTTTATATATATATTTGTATATCTTTCCTATCGAGAAAGCAAATTCATCAATAGTTGTCGTCGTCATCGTCAACATATTGATATGTAGTATATATGGCTTGTTTTCTCTTATACATACACAAAAGGCTGATTTTGACGAAGAGAACTTTTGGCGAAATTCAATTTCTCGATAGGGGATATACACAGGTATATATATATTTGTATATATTTAGTGACTGAAGAAAGCTGACGGCGAGCCTTTGTGTAATATATATATTTAAGCTTGTTGCTTAACAAGGCTTATTCCAGCTTGGTGTATTTCTTGTCAAATTTGTCGAATATCTGCTCAGCCAACTTAGCCGCGGTTTTCGGGTCTTGGTCGTACACTTTTACACCTATGTTTACACCCTTGCTATTTTTTGTCAGCTGTACAGAGCTTGTCCCAGTCTCAAGTACCTGCTCACTCTGCTTGGTGAATTGAGTTTTTTCAGACATTTAAATGACCTCGAAATATTTGTGGACTACTGACAAAAGATGGGCATAGTCTCCCTCAGTCATTTCTTTCTGTATTTTATCCCAATCCATGTTATACATTTTGGCAGTTCTTTGCACCTTGCTCATTATAGCAAAGGCATTACCGTCACTTCCAATAAGTTCAATTATAGGTTTTTTCATAATTTTTCCTCCTATTTTGTTCGTACTCCGCTTTTTATTCGTGTATACTCTTCCCTTGTGACTCTTACCCTGCCACTAAGGACATACTGGTTATAGCTTGGGCACAATGCGCAATTGACTAATTGGCCGCATTTGTTGCATAAAAAGAAGGTCTTCCTGTCCTCTTTATGGTGAAAAGACAAGTCTCCTCCGCAATGAACGTGTCTATGGTAACTACTCAATTCTATCACCTACGTATAGGACTATGAACCAATCAATAAATCCATTGCACTCATGTTCCCATTGATGTTTTATTTTTGCCTTAAAACCATTAATATATCTGTTGCATTTTCTGCACCACATATTAATTCGCCTCTTAATGGTTTTATTCGCTTGGCGCTAGTTCTGTTTCAATGGTTTTGCCGGTGTTTGGGTTGACATCGATTTTAAGGACATCTACTTGCATTGTTGGTGCGGCGTTGGTCACTTTCAAAACTGTATAACCGTTTGCCTCTGCATTCTTAATTATATTTCTTGTGTGTTTGTCGTATTGACGTTTTGCTTCACATTCCCTGCAATAGATGTACAGAGTATCTTTTCTGCGGTAATCATGCGGAAAATTTGCAGCAGGCAATGTTCTTCCACACTTTGGGCAGGTTTTTTCGGTCACTGGAGCGGCTATTTTGTCGGCCACTGTTGGTGTTTCCTTTACTTGCGTCTTATTTTTCTTATTTATTTTTGTTGTTTTTTTGGTCATATATTTCACTTCCGTGATAAAAAAGGTCTGGAATTGCACCAGATTAAAGCCTTAAATACTCCAATTCTGTTGTCTCTGCTTATATAGAGGGCAACAGGCTATATAAATCTTTTTACTTGCCATTTTATTTCAAATGTTCCAACTGTCCAAATCATATTGAATTACATTGTGCTTGTCTTGTTTATAGAGTGATTTTGACTTTGCTATGGCTTTTTTAACTATGTCATAATAATGTTTGCCTATAACAAAGTCAACTCCATTTATCGTTTTGAGTGTTATTTCACTTTGTGTGATTATTATCTCGTTTTTGTTCATATATTGTCACCATAATATTTTTCATATAAATCATGTATATATTTTTTGACTTTTTTGCTTTTCAATCGTCTGTCTGACTCTGACAGAATTTCTACAGTCTCTATTTTGTCGGTCATATTATGCCTGCCTACCTAGAAATTGGGCTCGCTGTCCAATTGCAGATATTTTGGCGACAAGGATTATTTCTTTTGCTTCTTCTGTAGTGTTGACTTTTCCTACAATTATCATTTCATATCTACCTCCTGATAAAAATGGTCGGGAATTGCACCCGATAAAAGACTTAATTCTCCAAATCTGATATTTGGTCTTCAAGAAACGAGATATAATGCATTAAATCGCCTTTTGACCAGTATTTTTGTGGAATATTCGCTTCAATCAATTCTGGTGCGTAAACATATACAATTGAAGATAAAAATTCCTCAAATTGTATTTGTTCTGCCGGGCTATTATTGATTTGGTGCTGATATTTGCCATATTTTAGTTTTGGCTGTCCACCGATTACAAAAAATTCAGTAAAGATAACTTTATGTTTTGCAACTTCGTCAATCAAAACATATTGTCCTTCTTGCAAATAGTTATTTCCGATTTGTATATCTTTTGACAGTCTTACGAATTGACTTGCTTCCAATTCTACATTTTGTTTTATTTCATATTTCATATTTATCACCTGAAAAGAATAATAGGGAATGACCCCTAAGATTCCTAAAATGGAGTTTCTATTGGATTTAAAGTATGATAACAATTGTCGCATACTTCCATGTCAACTCCAAATACAATAGTTTTATAAATTGCTGTTTTTTTGCCACAAAATTGACACGACATTATTTATCACCTGAAAAGAATAATAGGGGATGAGCCCTAAGATTCCTGATTTTTATTTAAATATAACTGTCAATCAACATTCCAGCAACTATTAAAATAGAACATATTAAATTAATTAATATTATTGCCCCTTGTTCAGCAAAATGTTCACTGCCAGTTAATAATTTATTTATATCTGTCATTATTTATCACCTGAAAAGAATAATAGGGAATGACCCCTAAAATTCCTGTTTTTAATTATATTGGTGAACGAATTGCAAAACATATCTATCAGTTTTATATTTAGCTTTGTCCAATTTAAAATATCCACAATCAGATTGATAGATAAATTCAACATTGCGGACATCAATATATTTTTCTTTTATTTTATCCCATATTTTTGCATTCATTTATATCACCTGAAAAGAATAATAGGGGATGAGCCCTAAGATTCCTAATTTTATTTCATTAATATTAGAGCAAAATATAATATTAGTGGATATACAACTCCAATATAAAATGAAATAATAAATATTGCCAAATCACTTTGTGTCATGAAAAAAATAGTCCGGAGTTGCACCGGATAAAAATCTCAATCATTCTATTTCTTTATTCTAATAACGTTTGACGGTCATTAGAATTAATTTTAGGTGATTAAATATATTTCAAATTAAATTACTGCCTTGTTCTGAATTTAATTGTACTTCGAAATGATTGAAATAATAGAATACTGAAATTCTGCATTCGAAATTATTTTCGAAACGATTTTGCGACTGAGATAAGAAAGTCGAACCGGACAAGGCCTGATTTCGTTTTTCTTATACATATATATATGTTATCCGTCCTTTATATACTTTTCTATGATAACTGTCATTTTGGCATTATTGCGATTCGGCATAACAACGGCCATATTTCATTTATATCCGGCATCCCATATATTAGTCTGTTGGTGAATGGTCAATATGGCATAATAACAATATGACATAATACTTTATACACCATACAATATATATCATACATATAATATATTAATAATAAATAATAATCGTACACTATGTCAGACTATGACACACTATGCTTTACTGTGCCAGAATGTCAAAACGACATAATTGCGCATTATTATTCTTGTCTCATTTTAAAATCAATTAAGACCTCAAATAAAAATATTGATTATGGCCTTATAGTTAATATTCGTTAAAATAGTTTGTGTCTTACGGCTCAAAGTATATATAACATTCCAATAAACTTTATATATCAAATGGCCATTTCAAAAACGGAATTCCGCATATTACATGTTATATATTACAATTAATATATAATTCATAAATAGTAATAATTAATATTCAGGGTATTAGATATTAATGACTATAGGATATGAAATACATAATACATAATACATAATAGTTATAATATATAATATATAATATAAAAGGAGAAGAATTAAAACATGGGCCGGCTTGCGGTCGCGTGGCAGATAGGGCGACATTATTATAGAACCGGTAATATATAATCATTAATATATAAACATTAAAATAAACCCGCACGAATAAAAGTAATCGCCGGGTATGTGTTACGATTAAACTGTAAAAATAGTAAAAACCGTTCCGTAAACAATACCTTACAAAAAGCTAAAAACTGCACCAAAACCTGTAAGATAGTGATTTACTGTAAAATTAATGCGAAAAAAATATTTCCTGTAAAAATTATCAAAAAAAGGTAGATTCCGCCTTATACGGACTTCAGGCTGCTAATCATCTTCCAGAACCCGACCACTGACACCGCAAGCATTAGGGGAATAATCACGCATTCCACGTTCGCCTCTCCAAAGGTATTTACCGTGACCGGGATTGACTTGGTTGGCGATAGGTAGGCCGCGAGAAAAGTTATCGCCAACACGACCTCTGCGGCAATGCCGAACCCGTACCCGAATATAGTGGATAATCTGATTTTACATTTCATATTCTCTTCCCCAACCGCACAGAAAGGTCAGGCCAGTTTTCAATATACGGTTTGCGTTTGTATATGACTTTCCATATCTCTGTGTGCTTGCAGTTGGTGCAGGTATACATTACCCTTTGCAGAATCATTGGCATGTTAGCTGGAGGGTTATTGTATTGCAGCCACCCTATGACAAGTTTTCCGCATTCACATTCAGGACATGTTTTCGTGTTCGGGATTTTCATGCCTTCCACATCTCTTCTCATTTTCATGCCTGCACTTGACCGGACAATCGTGTATTTCCAGATAGTCGCCAGATACTAAGCAAATGATGAACAGCCCGCCTGCACGGTCATAGCTTACATTCGCATGTCGACAGTCTATACATTTCTTGTAGCACATCGTGTCGCCAATCATTTCTTCCGCCTCAGCAGTTTCTTTCTTGGTTTTTTCTTTTCGTCTGTTATTTGTACTGATGATTTTTGGTCTTGCAGTTTTTCTCCGCAGAACGGGCAGAACAATAAGTCTTCGTCAATCGGCTCATCATCATCACCACTACTATATCCATCATATCTATTCTTGACCCTTATTATAAACCTTGCGGCATCAATGTCATACCATAGATTTTTTCTTCCATGATATTTAGTAATATCTAAGTACTCTCTCATCTTCTCGCAGCAATATCCAGTTTCGCATACTTCGTAGTCAACTTCAACTATTTCTTTCTTTTTCTCTACTCTGCATATTTTCATTTAAGATTCATCTCCTTGGTGTATTTTTTAAATTCTTCCTTCAGCACTGCAAGTACATTCTTAACACTATCTTCCATAGTTGGTAAATATCCATTAATTACAAGATACCCACAATGTGGGCAATAAACGAAATGACCATTATACATATGCGAAACAAGTCTGTCCTCATACCCACAATGACTGCATGGTGACTTTCTTCCAATCTTCTGTCCCATGAGAGTCTTGATAAGCAACTGCATCATGACCTTTCTTTTCCTAGCTATAATAGCGGGGTTAGTTTCGCTTGACTTGCATTCAGGGTCTTTGTTCAGTATATCCTTGCATGCTGTGAAAAAGAAGAAATCCTCATTGGGGAAATCAGCGCGTATAACGTTTCCTTCTTCTCCATTAGCCTGCTTTATTAGCATATCGAGCCACTCACCAAGCCATGAATAAACTTTCTGCTTAGTCTTTTTGCTTAGTTTCAGGTCGTTTAATGTTTTCATTTCTTACCTCTACTTCTTTCGGGAAATAAATAATCCATAGTATCTTCAATTATGGCAACACACTCATTTAGTTCATCATCGTTTATCATTTCACCAATCTCATTCTGATTTCCCTTTTTTGCTGCGTTTCTTTTTTGGTTTACTAGGTTCTTTAGCAAGTATATCTAGCGCCTCGTCGATAATTGCCATGTCAGCCGTTTGGCCATGACCTTCCATAGTTTTCTCAAACTGTTCTTCTGCCTCTAGTTCCGCCTTGACCACTTCCGGGTCTACGGGTTCTTTTGGTGTACAATTCGGGCAATAGACAATTCCGTCTATGACTTTATAATTATTGTACTCAATCTTTTTTCCACATTTACTACATTTTCCCATAGTCTTCACCTTTCAATTCTTTTTTAGCCTTCTCATAACAATCTTCACATACCACAAAAACTCCGACCATCCATTGTGGTATTGATATTTCTTTTCCGCATCTTGCGCAGTTCATATTGCATATCACCATAAAATAAAGCCATCTCCAAGTCCCTTTGGTGGTCTTTTGCTTTTTCCGATATATTTTTGTAGTTCTTCTCTTACTTCTTTCATTTTCCAAGGTGGCACATTTTGCATTCTTATAAGGATTCTGTTATTCCTTGCATAAACGGTATACATTTTTCTAGTATAGTTCAGCACAACTTTAAAAGTTCTGTATTCAAAGTTAAATACATATATGTCTGAGCATCCGTCATTAATTCCCATTGTACATCTCATTTTATCTTTTTCTCTATCGCAATGAATCTTGGGTTCTTTCTAACTATTTCCCCTTTTTCGTTTGCTTTCCTAAGGCATGCTGGAGTGGTTTTTGGCGCATGTCTCCATCCGCAGCCCAAGCAGGAATATTTTCTTGTTGCTAGAAGTTTGCCATTTAAGTCATACATACATACGCAATATTTCATTTTAATTACTTCCTTTTTTTATCTCAAATAATTTTATAGGTTTTAAATTATACTTTGCTCTTGATTTATTTATATCCGCTTCTAGACTATTGAAAAAATAACCAGGTAATTCTTTTGGAATATTAATACGAACATTATAAAACGTATCTGGCTTAAAACATTTAACGTTTCTTCCACTGGCTGGGTCAAACTCTTTTACCATTTGCAAAATCCGCCTTTCCACCAAATCATGCTCTTGACGGTATACCCACGCTTCTGACATTCCGGGATTGTCTTCTACAATCTGCTTAAATGAAACTGTCTTTCCCTTACCCATAACATAATCAATTAATGCTTCTTGCTTTCTGTTTAACGTTTGACCTGTTAAAACATCGCAATAATTAACCACGAAAATTGCATACGCCAAATCTTCCTTAGTGGCCAAGACATTTCCATTATCATCTCTCTCTCTTTGAAATTGGTGCAAAGCCGCGCTGGCATTTATTATGTCCAATAGTTTCAATGTCATGGTTCTCATTAAAGAGGCATTTGAATTAATTAAGCTAGACAATTCCGGAGCATATGGAATTAAGACATTTACTGGTGGTAAGTTTCTAATTGCATTTCTTAACACTTCATTGGCGTAGTTATCTTTTTTACCAGTTACTGCCATTTGCAGTTGATGAGTGACAATTGCTCTTGTAAGTTCTGGAGAGTTATCCAAATGCACCGCGTCCCATCTTCTGACCAGTTCCACATCAACGCTTGCTTTCATACTTGTGATAACTAAAATTGGTTTTCCGACAATCTTAATGTATCTGAAGTTTCTATCGGTGTCAAGGGTGGCATTTTTATTGTCTCCACTGGCTCTTACGCGGAAAGCCTGACCTTTAAGGGTATCTTCTTCTGGGTCTTGAAGATACATAACACGACCGTCCCAACTGGTGTCAGGCGTACCGGGATGCCAATAATTAAGAACTTTGTCGGATATGCACGTGGCAGCAAACAGTGTTTTATCCTCAATTAGCATAATTTTGCACAGTTTTTCTGTTATATTATCTTTCCCCAAACCGGTATCATCAAGGACAATTATATTCCCACTAGTCTTGGTGATATTAAGAACACATCTCATTGCAATCCTATTTATTAAAGTAAGAATGGCTTTCTCTTCACCTACAACCCCTTCTTTCTGTATTTCTCTAAGAAGATTAAATATGAGTTTAGGATTTTTAAGTTCTACTATTTCTTCATCAGTCAACGGTCTATTGAGTTCCGCCCGTTTTTTCTTAGCAGCTTTTTGTGGATTAACATATCCGTATTTCTCTTCCGCAATTTTAAGTGTCCGTTTAAATAACGCTTTGTTCTCTGCACTGCCTGAAAAATGATTATCCCAGTCTGGGCCTGGTTCACATTCTATTAAACCTTCAAGTACAGCTATTAAATCTATCGCGTCGCCTCCATGACCACATCTGAAGCAATACCAATTGTTTTTATCTTCATTTATTCTAAAATTGGTTCCGCCAGTGCTTCCATGAATTGGATGAGGACCCACAAGCTCGCCATTTTTCAAAGTAAGCCCATGGATTGTGGCAGCTACTGGAGAAATATTCATTTCAATTTCGTTAGAATGATACTTTTTCTTTTTTGGCTTTGCCGGTTTAATAAAAGGTTCAATCGCAATTAATAATTCTTTTTTGGTAATATGTTCAATTGGTATGTCTTTAAGAATACCATATTTTTTCTTATTAGGATGCAAACTTTTAGGACCAAGCACCTGAGCTCCAGTAAACTGAACTTCCCCATGATGAACGCCAACCTCATCTGTCATAACTATTTTTTCTGTTAAGTCTTTTATTATAAAATAAAGATGTGGACTCTCATGCCCGGGTGATAATACAGTAAATGTATCTGGCAATGCGGCCATTATCTTTTCCGCACTATCCTTATTGTCACAGTCTATAATCGCCAACTTGCCAAATCCACAGGCCACTCCATAAGCGGTAGCAGTTTTGAGATACTCATTAAAGTCTGGGTCATTATATTTATAATTATTAGTCATTGGCCAATCTTCTTCTAATGGTGCCTTATTTCCAGGCCTGATTTTAATAAACCTGAATGATTTATTCTGCAATTTTTTTGGTAACGTAATCATCTTAATCTTAACCTCTTCATTTCTTCTTCTATTTCTTCCATTTCTTTTTGAAAATTTTTTCTTCTATGAGATTTGAAGTCGGTTGTACCTAATTTCGTAAATACCTCTGAATCACCATATTTTCTTTTATTCTTTTTTTCGCGCAAGTATTTTTTGTTATGACTCCTGTTTTTTCTATAAATTTTCTGGCATTTAGCGCATCTTTTACATTGTGGTTGCAGATTAGAAATATCTTTACCGCAGTCTTTGCATTCTCGAAAAAGATTACTTATTACCATCTAATTCACCTAAATAAATTTGCTTCACTATTTCCATTGTCTTTTCTCGATGATATTTTCCATAATATAAATGATGTAAATCTCTTGGAATCGCAACAACATAAGCATCAGTAATATGGTGGTAATCTATAAGAACTGAATTTGCAAATGGATTCGGAAACATAAGAATCCAATTAAAGTTTCTTTTTCTGCGAGCTTTTGTTTTTTTGCGAAATATTCTAACTTTTTCTTTATTATTTTGTTTCCATTTAATTGTTGCCTTTCTGGCACTAGCTTTTCCTTTTTCAGATTGCTGCCATTCTTTAGTTTTTAAAATATGTTTATTTTTATTATCAAATTTTTTATACCAATTTTTATTCATTTGTTTAACTTTTTTTGGATTTCTTTTTCGCCATTTTTTAGCAGCTCTTTTTTGTGCTTCGTTTGAAACCATTTTATTTATTTCCATCTATTACTTTACCGTTTATCACCGTTTTCCCGTGTATGATAATTGGGGTCTGGTAAACAAAAGTGCCATCATCAAACATATACCAAATTAAAAACTGATGCAGCCAATCATTAGGTTTATTTCGCATATATTCTGGATTCTTATTACAGAGACACCCTACACCAACTGCCTGTTTTGGAAGACTAGTGGCCGGAGCAATAGAAGTATATACTTGATTAGTGTGCAAATGACCATAGAATAACATTTTTTGGTATATGCGGGAATGTTTTTCTGCATGGTATTTGTTAACATAAATTCCGTGAATAAAATTCATTTCGCCTATTGTAAGTATCTCATTAAATGGGATTATTTTATAATTAGACAGATTAAGATTATTTTCAACCTCCATTAACCCTTCTAATTGCGGATTATCCTCTATTAGCCTGTCAATCCAGTATTCATGATTTCCAATCATGAAATATTTTTTGCAGTTTTTCGGCAAGACAGCCTCTACTGTATCAAGAATGTCTTTTTGAAACCCTTTAAAGTCTTTTGATATTCTCTCATTTTCCAATAATTTTATCTTTCCTTTATTATGATGAGATATGCAAGCTAGATTCAACTGGTCTCCACCAAATATGAAGTGATTAGGTTTTACAATTTCTATTGCCTTAAGAACAATCTTGTGGCTAGCTTTGTCATGCAGTGGATAATGGTAATCGCTTGCAAAAATTCCTTTACCTATTAATCGAGCTTCTTTGTGCAAAGACTTATGAAGCCTGCAATAATATCTTGCGTCATGCTCTGATATTTTTGCAAACTTAGCTAATTCAATTCTACCTATTTCAGGATTGCCTTGAAAATATTTCATTATTTCATCCGGAATTAATTTTGTCATAATTCACCTATTGAAATGCTTTATCATCTTTTATTCTCTTTTTTTCTTCTTCTTCTTTCATTACAGCAGTTAATTTATAAGCTTGTAATTGCTGTAAAACTATATTATTATTTTTGACCAGCTTTTTTTGTATTCTTTCCAGATTTAAAATAGCTTCTGATAATTTTAAAATCATTAAAGCATATTTTCCACCTTCATATTTAGTAAGTGGTCTCCAACAAGTCAGTGCGTGCCAAAGTTTTTTTCCAAAAGAAGGCTCTGGTGGTGTAAGTTTGATAGGTTTATCTTCTTCATTCGGTTCCTGTTTTTCCATCCTCTTTTACCTCTTTTTTAATCTTGCTTAGGTCTGCCTCCTTAGGCTCGCCAATAAAAATATAATGAATAGGTCTCAATTGTTTTACTTTTTCCAATTTAGCCTCTTCGAACTTTCTTAAGACTTCTGCCTGAGTTTTTACTACTTTAGTATATGTATCTATTGCTGTTAATCTAATTTTATTATTATCGTCAGTTCTTGCAATATTTTCGGCCATTTCAGCCAATTCCTCAATAGTTCCAAGAATGTTTGATTTTTTGTTTTTCAATTCCGCCTCCGACAGAACGTCAAGGTCATGCTTTAAATCATCATTGACGGTGGCATGTGTCACTACAATGCCGTAATCCTTTTTTAGCAGTTCCGCAATCTTTCTGGAAGACATAGTGCCGTGCTTGGCGATAATCTCGGCCTCGGCCTTATACCTCGCTTTTGAATTACTCTTCCTTCCCCGCTTGGCCATATTAAATTCTCCTCTTCATTAAAATATGGGCCCAAAGCTCGGATTTGCCGACAAGCATTACTTTTTGTTTGAAATATATTTTAAAAGCGGTATTCTCCCCTGATTCCATTCTTATCTCCGGGGCGCTGAACATCAAGACAACCTTTGTGGCCGTTAGCAGCCGAATTATTTTTCTGCGCCAAATCCATTTAATCCTGCTTTCTATATATTTATTTTGCGCACGAGAAATTAATAAATTTAAATCAAAATAATTATCTATAGCAAAAATTTCGTTGATTTCATCTAGTCCTGTATCGTCCATTTTAATTTGCCTCTAATAGTATAGAGGCCTAAGGGCTTTATATAGTTTTCTGCAGGAGCCATTTTCTTACTTTAATATCGTGCCGTCAGCTTCCGTCGAGACATTTTTGTCTGTTTTCTCGATAGAAATCTACATTCCGTCAGTTCCGTCAGCCTTTTTTGTATATAAGAGAAGACATATCATATAAACTACATATCAATATGTTGACGGTGATGAAGAAACGTAGATTTCTCGATAGGAATTGGTGAATTGTTGCTGACGGAAGCTGACGGAAAGCCTGGGTGCGCCTTTATTGATACTATATGTGCGAGAAAATAAATTGGTATTCTCCTATGGGGATATCTTTTAGCAGAATAAAACATCATGCTAAAGAACGTGGTAAAAAATTTGAATTATCTTTTGAAGAGTATAAAAGATTGAAAAATTCTGCGTGTCTTTATTGTGGTGAATTAGAAACAGACTCTAAATCTAGAACAATAGATAGAATTAATTCAAAAATTGGATACACAGTAAATAATTGTGTTCCGTGTTGTAAATATTGTAATAGAATGAAAAGTGATATGACATTAATAGACTGGCGCATTAAAATGAAAGATGTACTTTCTCGCACAAATTTTATTGAGTCAGTTATTCAAACAATGCAGGTGTGACACGCAAAGTCGCGGTTAGGGTGGGTACAATTTCTAATATAGAGATACTTAATATCGAGAGGAGTTTTCTGCCAAAGCAGATGGAAGTATTTGCTGCGTTGGAGAAAGCTAAGTTCATTTTATACTCAGGAGCTTTTCGTGCAGGCAAAACTTTACTTTTAGCAAATATAGCGATTAGGACGTGCATAGAGAATCCCGGCTGCGTTGGTTTGCTTGGTTCTTTGACTTATCCGCAATTGAGAGATGTCGTATTTACAGTTTTTAAACAAGAAGCTACCTTATATCAAAAAGCACTGGACGATGCCGGAGTACCAATTAAATTAATAAAAAAATTCGTTTCAAGCCCCGGACAAATGCGCGCTGAGTTCTATAATGGCTCTCTCGTGCATTTTAAGGCCTGTGACGACGAATTGAAGCTAAGAGGATATACACTAGATTTCTTTGGCTTAGACGAGCCTATTGACATTGATGAGACGATTTTCACTCAGCTCGTAGGTCGTATAAGCGGAAACGTATTAAAAAAACCATTTGGAATACTTACTACTAACCCAGGTAGTGAAGCGCATTGGATATTCAAAAGATTCTTTTTATCTAAAAATCCTCAATATGCCGCAATAAAAACAACTACATATGATAATGCGTTATTACCTGATTATAATAATTATATTAAATCATTATTAGAAAATTTCGACGATGATTGGGTAAAACGATTTCTTGATGGAGATTGGGGCGCATTTGCTGGACAGATATATAAAAACTTTGACCCTAAAAAACATGTGGGAAATTATAAAGAAAATTCTGATATATCATATTACATTGCTGGAGTTGATTTTGGTACTAGGAACCCATCTTGTATTTTAACTATTGGCGTAACTGAAGACAAGCATGCAATTGTAGTTGATGAGTATTATGCTCCATCAACAAGTGCTGATTTGGCGAAAGAAATAAAAAGACTAGATAATAAAAAATATCATTACAGAAAAATATTTATTGACCCGGCCGCACTAGATTTAATAACCCAGTGTGAACAACTGAAACTTCCAGTAGAAGCTGGAAATAATAAAGTTGAACCTGGAATAGCAAAAATAAAATCATTATTAAAAAAAGATTTAATATTAATTGATAAGTTCTGCGGAAATTTAATTCGCGAACTACAATCTTATCATTATGAACGTGATAAGTTAAATAATAACCCTACTGAAAAACCAGTAAAAATAGACGACCACTCTTGTGACGCATTAAGATATGCGTTATTTTCATTTAAATTGTGGAGAACAAAATCTTTAGCAGGTTGGGTTAAACAAGCTCTTTGGGAGATGTAAAATGTCTAAAACGATAGGCGATTACGCAAGTGATATATGGACTAATTATATGGCTAGGACAAAACCTGAAAAAAAACCAATCAAGTCCAAAAAAATTATGCCAAGTAATCAAGCTGAAGAAAATATTCAGCAAGGGTATAAAAATTTAAATCCAGCAAGGCGCCGGGAAATAGCAAATGAATCTCCTCTTTTGATGAAGGGTATCAATAAGAAATGTGCAGATACTTTTAGGGCATGGTTTATTCTTGAGACAATAAAAGGAAGGGGCAAACCATCACAGTCTGCTTTAAATTTATTATATGATTTTGAATTGCGTTCAAATTATAAAGCTAAACTCACTCAAGCAAGACGTGCTTCACATATTTATGGTAATGGTTTTTTATTAATTGATTTTAGAGATGATGATGATAGAAAAGTGTCAGACCCACCAAGAGAGAATGCAGAACCTTGGAACGTGCAAGTTTTAAATTCAGAATATATTACGGACCTTAAATATTTTAATGATGAATACAAGAAAAAAGGAATTTTACATTATCATTATTTTGATAAAGATATGAACGAGCGGTATTATCACCCAGACAGAATACAATGGGTACCCGCGAATTTAATTCCAGGTCATAATCTTGGTGTGTCAACAATTGATTTACTTCGCTGGACAATGTTTAGTAAGAAAAATATCGATATTGCGGCAGGACATATTCTTGCTTGGTTTAGTCACGGTATACAAGATTTGGAAATAATGGATATGGAAGACCCAGAAAGAGAGTTTTATGAAAAACTCGCTGCAAAGCATCCAGGTACTTGGATACATGACCAAGATTTAAAAATGACTATGCACAATCCAACTGCAATTGACCCAAAACCATTTTATGATTATGTAGTACTTAATATCGCTGCTGCATTAAATATGCCAACTCATGTTCTTACTGGTATTCAAATGGGTCGTGTAACAGGGGCTGAAATAGGATTTGCAGATTATTATAGAGATGTTAGCGACGACCAAGAATTGGAAATGACACCTCTTATTACTAATTTATATTCTAGAATATTAAAAGCAAATGGTAAACAATGGAAATATCGCATCGTGTGGAATCCAATTTACATTGATGAAATGGCGGAAGCAAAATTATTAGAAATTAAAATTAATGCTGCGACTAATGGTAAAAGCAGTGGCCTTATAGATTTAGAAGAGGGTAGAATGATAATTAACAAAGGGCAAATAGAACTTGACCCTACTAAGAAAATTGAACAACCTATAACTCCTCAACCAGGTATTCCAGATGGACCAAATCCTGGGCCAAAAAATCCGATTAAAAAACCGCCAATTAGAGAACTTAAGGGAAAAGAAGCAAAAGAAGCAGACGCTCAAAGGCTTAAGAAAAAATATACTTATAATATAGTCGGTGGTGCACTTGGCGAAGAAGAGAGACAAATGATTCAACGATGCAAAGATGCAAGAGAAGCGATGGTTAGGAAAAAAGCTAAAGAAGAAAAAGAACTAGGAAAAGAAATTCTAAACGAGCAAAATGATAAGAATTGAAATTTATGGTTTGGACGCTTTAATAAAAGATGTTAAATCTTTAGCTGACACCAAGAAACAACAAAAACTTCAACATGACCTCGTTCTGTGGATGAAGAGAGAGGCTAAAAGATTATGTCCAGTAGATACAGGTCATATGAGACAGACAATTTATATGAGGCGTCTTGGTAAATTAAATTATGAACTTGGAGTAACGGCGCATTATGCGGTGTGGAATGAGTTCGGCCCAATGAATCACAATGTAGTTCCAGTTGGGGATGAAGAAAACCCAATTTATTACAAAGGTGGATATAGGCCATTTATGAGGCCCGCAGTTTGGCGGGGATTAAAGAGATTACCTAAATTATTTAAAGAAACATATGGTATAAAATGAGGTAGAAAACAATGGCAAAAGGAAATAGTAGAAAAAGAGCAAATAAAATACCGAAAATCGGCCCGGTATCATCTAAGGTTGGTGAAAAAGAAGCAAATAGAGAAAATGCAGTTCCATTATACCAAAACGAAACAATCGTTTTTAATGAACTTGTGGAACTCAGTAATCAATATGCAAAACTAAAAAAGCAGTATGAACAATATGAATTTATTAGAATAAATTTAGTTGCACGAAGAAAAAAAATACAAAAAGGCGATATTAAATTACCCATACAAATACAACTTACTTCAGATATGTATTACGCAGAAGATGACAAGAAAAAAGTATTGAGAGCACTTGATGACCAAATTAAAACCATTACAAATAGTGTAGCAGCGGTTAAACAACAGGTAAATGCAAGACGAGATATGTATGTTGAAGCGGGTCTACGGTTATTAACATTTGCAGAAAGTAGATATGCCCAATATAAAATGAAAGAATTTAGACCTCGTGGTGCAACATTAACAGAAGATGAAAAGAAACTCACGGAAAAAGAATACGATGAACTTTTCAAAGCTGACGCCAAAGATATGCAAAAACCTGAAGTTCAAGCAGCATTTAAAGAAGCAATGAAATTAGCGGATAAGAAAAATAAGACCAAGTGATAATATGGATATTCTTTCCGCTGATAAATCAAAAAAATACGTTCGAGCTGGTGTATGGCTATTAAGAAAAAAACTTGGTAAAGAAGCTACTGCACCCGCCATTCATAATGATGTAACTAATAGTGGAAATCCAGCAATTTATTTATTTGCACAAATGCTTACCTATGCAGGAAAAGTAATAAAAGAACCTTACCAATCAAAAGTAGTAAAAGACTTAGGAGAATTTTTCCTATGGATTATGTATAGAGATACTGCTTACAGAGATGTATTCTTTTGGTTACTAGACCAAGTACTTCAGCGTGCAACTGAAATTAGAACGTGGATAAAACCATATGTCAAAGACCCAAGTGAATGGAATGTTAATTTATGGCATGATTCTAAAGTTAGAACTGCAAAATTAAGAAAAGAAAAAAGAATACCACAATATATGAAATCATTTGACGAAAATATATTTGTGCCATCAGAACAAAAAAAGAAACTTAAAAAATTATAGGTGAATTACATGCCGAACGATAAATATATAGAATTTAATTTTGAAGTACCTCTTAATACTGTTGTTGAGCATAAAAAATTAAAAGAATTATCTGCATCTTCAACAAAAGAAAATGACTCAAATACACGAAAAACTATTGCTATGATTGGTGATAGGTTTATGAGAGGACAATTTTTTTCTGCTGTGGAATTGGCAAGGTCAGCTTCACTGTGGGAAAACACATTACATGACATTAATCACATGGGAACGACTTTTAGAACGGGATTTAGTGCTCAAAGTAATATTCTCTACTTTGTAGGCTGGCAAGACAACGTTCAATACGACCATGAGTCAAAGTCGCTATCCATGGACATTCATCCATCGCTTAATACCCGCTATGGTAGAGATTGGCAGGGATTTGTTGAGCTTTGTGATAATGCAGGACTAACGCCAAATGTATCAATTTCATTTTTGGGAAAAGTGAAACGAGTAAAGGCTAGTTCGTTACCAGAAGGAAGCAACTACGAAGATTATGGATATAAAGCGGATGATATGGTGGATTATATTTATGATGTAAGACCACGTGCATTATCTACAGTATTAAAAGGTCTTTGCGACGACAAACAGGGTTGCGGAATAACAACAAATAACTCAGAATGTGAAAGTAGGTCTTGCACAACTAACACAGATAATACAACTGAGGAAAATTTAATAGAGAATAAAAAAGATGCGAAAAGACGCGCATATTTAGAAAACCGAATTAAGAAATTTGGAGGAAAAAATTAATGACAGACGACAAAAGTATTGAGGAACTTGAGGCAGAATACCTTGAGGAACTCAATAAGAAAACCGCTCGAATGAAGAAAGAAACCGCAGACTTTGAAGCTCGAGAAGCTGAAAAAGCAAAGACGGAATACGAGCAAAAATTAAAAGAGCAATGGGAGAAAGAGTATAAAGAAGCTCATCCACCAGTGAGTAAAATTATACCTCCTAAAGAAACAACTATTGGTGAAGATGGAGAACCCCATGAATTTGCAGCTGATGAATATCTTAGAGCATTTGGTGGAAAAGTTACGCCTTATGAAAATTTCATCAGTGGAGAAGTCAAAGAATATACCGATTCAAATTCTGGTTGTGACAACGATATTTCAGCTTGGAGTCCAACAGAGACGTATGCTAACATTGTTTGGCAGTCTATGTACTGTGAAGCAGACCTATTTAAGGTTTGTGTAAAAGGACTTGACATCTCAGCTGGAGACGGACTCAATATTACAATAAGAACAATTGGTAAGTTCGGCGCACCTGCCGCAGCTACTGCTTGTGAATGTCTAAGTTGTGTTTCTGCTTCATTAAGTGAATACAATTTAACTTGTCTACAATATGGTGAAGTCACTGAAGTTTGTAGCTTTGATGTTTTCGATGCTGGAGAAATTTACAGACGTGAATATCTGAAAGCTTTTGGAAAACGTTGGGCTGAGTTCTTTGATGCAACAATCTATGCTGGCCTTGTAGCTGCCGCTGCTGGAACTAGTACAGACCTTGCTGCAACATTAACTTGTTCTGCTGCACTTTCTGCCGCAACTGATGGTAGTAACTGTTGTACAAATGCTGACCTACTTAACCTTTACAATGCAGTCAATGCAACTGTTGCTGCAATGAGAGAAGGTACCACACCTTATGACCCAGACTGGATGATTGTATCACCTACAATTGCTTCAATCTTTAAAAATATGCAGACTCCTGCCGTACAAGCATGGGCTGAAAAAGTTATAAAGATTGATGGTGAAGGAAAACTTGTAAGGTTTAATGGCCTGAAGGTTATCGAATACTGTGGAGCACAAAGTTGTTCAACCGCAACAGACACAGTATTTGCAGTTATTGTAGATTCTAGTAGAGCTTACGGTGCTGCATTTGGTAAACGTCCATCATTAGAGAAAGATAGAAATATCGACTGTAATTCTTGGACTTACGCCATGTGGTGTTATTTCGCCCACGGAGCATTAGACGTAAACGCAATTGCACACATTAAGAGTCCAGACGCTTAAAATTGAATTGGGAGAAATCCCTATTCTTTTATTTTTGGAGGAAAAATTATGGCCGTAACAAATATTGGAATACCATTTAGCGGCAAGATATGGTATTGGGTAGAAGATTCATATGGCAGTGGAGAGTCCGCTGTTACGTTACCCGTATCATGTAAAGTTCTTGACGTTAGAGTCGGAACTGGTGATAGACATGTGCCTCTTGTCGGCATCGATTCGCCAATGGTTTGCCACTTACTGAAACAGACTAACGAACCAACACTTCATTTAGAGTATATACCACAAACTAGTGATACTTTGATAGACGATACCGTAGACAGGATAGGAAACTGTTGCACTCTGCAATCACTTTCATTTTGTATCGCCGCAAACAGCTGTCTGACTGGGATTAATTCTAGTTGGTATGATGTTCTTGGGGCTAAACCAAATACAGTGACAATTGCTGGAGCTAAGAATGAGCCTTACAAAGTTACAATTGATTTTCTTTGTAAATCTATCTTGACTGACACAACTTGTACTGGGGAAGAACCCGAATGTAGCACTGTATCGACTTATCCGTATCTGCAATTCAACGTAGCTGGAGAAATCAGAAAGACTAACGGACTTGTAGTCAATACTGACCACATAGCATTCATTACAAATAGTATTAACCTGACTTTCAACCACAATCTGAAAGGATACACTGACCACGATGCGCTGCTTAAATCCTATTTGGTGGAAGGCAAATACGACATTGAGGGAACTTGTGACATTACCTTAGATGGTGGTGGTGCTCTTCACTTTGGAGAGGTACTTGCAAATACCGCTTTTACGATTGAAGTGAGAATGGGAGCACTAGGTTCTAATGCACCAATGATAACTTTGCCAAACTGCGAATGGAAGAACAGCGAAGTCAACCTGAATATTTCAGGGGAAGCAATGTTGGAATCTGCACCGTTCACAGCGAAACCAAGTGACTGTTCAGGCATAGTCAGTTCAGTACCAACATCGTAGAGATTGGGACAATCCCTTTCTTTATTTCTTTATATCAATCACGTCATGGTGGTTATAAGGTTTAAAAATTTAGAGGTAGAAAAATATGAAGCATACTTTGATTGAAGTAAAGACTGGTATCGTTCTTGAATTGGATGATACCGTAGAAAAAGAAAAAAAAGAATACGAAAAAAAATCTCAAAGCGAATTATGGATGGAGTGGTTTATATCTTAAATAAACAATGGAAAATTATAGAACCAAAAGATTACACTTCCACAAACAAAGAATACAATATTGACGGAAAAAAATATATTCGCGTAACTAGGTCCTTATCAATTATTGGTAAGCCAGGACTCATAAGTTGGTTCGCGTCAATTGGCAGAAAAAAAGCAGATGCGATAATTGAGAATAGGCAGAATCTAGGTACCAAAGTTCACAAACTTATTGAACTTAAACTTAAGAAAAAACCACTATACCTTAATAAACTTCCTAAGGATGAGTTTGGTGAAGAAGTAAAACTTGACATGAAACTTTTTGCCACATTCAACAAGGAGGCTGAGCTTATAGCGGAAGGACTTGAGCAGCATCTTTGGAGCAATAAATATAGATATGCAGGAACAGCAGATTTTATAGGACACTACTTAACCCCAATAAGATTTCTTGTAAGGGGACATAAAGCTAAATTCCTAAAATCGTCCCTTGTCATTGGCGACTGGAAAACAAGTAGAACAATATATCCAGAATACTGGTTACAATTAGCTGCGTATGCGTATGCGTTTTACGAGCTCACAGGAATTAAAGTTGAAGGCGCATTTATAGTACAATTTAGATTTGGCCGTGTTAAAGTAAAAGAAAAAACTTGGGATGAGCTGATGGGCGAATTTAAGGCTTATAAACACGCATTAGCATTATATAAATGGAAATTTCCCAATTGGGAGAAATAGGGGTGGAAGAATGAAAATAGAAATTAAAAATGAAGAACTTCAAGCATTAGATATAGTCCTTAAAAAAGTAGAAGTTCCAATACAAGTTGGTATGATACTTGGATTATTTAGAACTCGCATACAACAAGAGCTAAATAAAACTAGAGAAGACCAACTTAAAGAAAAATACACTCCAAAGAAAAAGTAGGTGATTAATATAAATCGTTATACAATTACAGAATTTAATGAATCAGGGATATACGAAAGAGGAGATGATTATCTCTGTTATGTAACAATTAGAGACGCATTAACTTCGGAAAAAAGTGACCCATCTTCTGTACTAATTACTATTACAGACCCTTGCGGTTTTAATGTTGTAGATGGCGCATTGATGAGCAAAGACGTAGCATATGAATATTATTATGATTATACACTTGATGCGGATGCTCTATATGGAAAGTATGACGTAGAAATATCCACCTGTTCTTATACAATGAAAAAAACATTTTCTTTTTATGTATTTCCATGGAATGTCAACAAGGAAGTTAGGGAACTTTCCGGAATTGGCGAACAGAAATCAATTAGTGACAGAGCTATAAATGGATTAATTTGGAATGCTTATAATGAAGTAAAAGAAACTGTTTTTGAACATCATGTTGATGAACCAGTACGTTGTAATTGTTGCATGGAAAATTGTAGATGTGGAAATATGGTATGTTCAACATTTGATGGAACTACAACTACTTTCTGGACACAGGCAGGTTATCTTGCAGACCACGATGATGATGGTGCTGTTGAAGGTTGGGATGATACTGATTGCCAAGGTGACGTATTCATGACATGGAAAGACTGCGACGGTGATTGTCATAATGGGTATGTTGAAGTATTAGATGATGTTTGTGGAAAATTAAAACTTACATATGATGGCGTACTTCCAATTCCGGCGGCATATGCATGGGTAAAACTCGAATACTGGACAAGAAGTAGAGGATGGACAAGAGACCTTATGCACCAAGCAGTTTCTTATCTTGCAGCCCATAAAGTATTATTGAGGTTTGGCGAATTAGAGCGGGCAACAGCGGCTGATTTAGTTGCTGCACAGAATGTTAAATATGTTGACCCTGCCAGAATGTATAAAGAATATAGACGTATACTCAAAAAAATAAGAAATCCGCAAGTTGGAGGCGTGTATTAATTATGGCAATTACGAGTCATGACCCTAGAAAAAGTGTGCGTTCTACAATTTGTACAAGTGGCTGGGCGGAAGATATAGGTGATTATTATTATATTTCTATTTCTGCTGCTAACGGCGAAACCATAAAAGTGCCCATGTTCGTATCGGAAGAAGTAAAAACAGAATCAATACAAGAAATGCCATTTTTAGAAATGGATTTGGCAATGTGCACATATGAGCCACATGATGTTGGCGCAGTAACAAGAAAGGCGGAAGCGTATATTGATATTAGTCTAGAGTTTGCAAATACTGATAAAATTGATGCTACAAGCTTTGGAAAAAAAGTAATGGATGAGCTACAAAATCAAATAAGAACTCATCAAAGAAATTGTACATTTGATGCAGATACGACATTTGTTAATATACAGGATATAAGGCATATCAGAGAAACAAGGGCACATCAAGTAGTATTTAAATATATATTAACTCTTTATGTGCTATACTATGATTGTTGTGAATAAAATTAGAGGTAGAAAAATGACTAAATTAATTTTAAAATTTATAAATAAGGGAAAGCCGTTTGAACTTAAAAATTGGACTGTAATGAAGCACAAGGCAGTCTTGGAAAAAATAAATAAATTGCCAAAGAATACGAGCGAAAGTGACAAGGACATTGAATTCCAGTTTCTCTGCATATATGAGGGATTGAAAGAAGTTGACCCAAATTTAGAATTAGACAATATTAGGCAGCTTCACCCCACCGTACTTGTTGAGCTTTTCAACGCTATTTATACAGAAGGAAAGTGTGATATATATTTTCGCGAGAAGGGCAAGAAAACCAAGTCAAAATAGGATATCGGGAAAGACTTGACTTGTTTATAGATAATCTTAATGCACTTTATATGTCAGTTGGCGGATATAAAGAAATTCTTGATATGTCATATTGGGATTTCCTGACTATTTTAATAACACGTGCAAAATTAAACCAAAAACAATCTGGCGGACCAGTAGTACAGAAAGGACTTTACCAAAGCCAGAAAGATATGATAGCAGCAAGGGGAAAACCAAGGTATTAATATGTCAAATACAACTCACAATGTTAGAACCATCATGACGATGGAAGGAAATATGAAAAAAGAATTAACATATGTGGGCAATAATTTACAAAGAGTAAAAAAAACCACTACAGAGTGGCAAAATGGCGTAAAGCACGTTACTAGAGACATGACCACATTTAACTCAAAAGCCGGTGGAATGTCAAAAGCATTGAACGGTGCCGCAATGAGATTCATCGGAATACAGGCTGCAATACAACTTGCATCACGTGCATTCAGAGAGTTTAACCAGTGGATTGATGAGAGCGTAGAAAAACAGAGAAAGTTCGAAAATTCAATGGCTGAAGTTTCCACTATTCTTACCGGAGAATCTTTTCAGGCATTAGCCCAATTAACAGAAGGTGTCAAGCAATTATCTGTTCAATATGGACAATCTGCAGTTGACATGAGTCGTGGTCTTTATCAAATTTTATCTGCGGCAGTCGATGTTGAAAAATCATTAAATTTACTTAATACCGCAACAAAAGCTTCAATAGCTGGTCTTACTACTGTTGAAACATCTGTGGACGTTCTTACAAGTATTATTAATTCATATGGAAAATCTGTTGAACAAGCAGCTAATGTTAGTGATATACTTTTCCAGACAGTTGTTCGTGGTAAATTAAGATTTGAAGACTTGGCGAGTTCACTTGGATACATCACACCAATTGCGGCGGCAGCAGGAGTTGCATTTGAAGAGATAGCAGCTGCATTAGCCACCGTTACAAGGATGGGTCTCCACGTAGATATGGCTTCAAGAGGTCTTGCTCTTACAATTCAGAATGTTGTATCTCCAACGAAACAGGCAAGTGAAGCGGCGCAGAAATTTGGCGTGGATATGTCAGCAGTTGGAATACGAGTTTTCGGGCTTCAAGGATTTATAGAAGACCTTTCATTAGCGGTAAAAGAATTTGGACTAGCTGTATTGCCAACTATGGTTCGCAACATGAGGTCATTAAGAGTTGTTATGGCTCTCGCAAGTGAAGAGGGGTTAAAAGGCTTCGCAGAAGATTTAGACCTCGTATACGCGTCCACTGGGCGTACTGATGAGGCTTTGGCTAAGATGATTGCGACAGAACAGCGACAAGCGGCCGTAATCAAGGAAAGTCAAGAAATTATAAATAGGTCTATTGGTGAAACTTGGTCACCAATTAAGAGAAACATCGAAGCAACAAAATTATGGTTTGCGACGTTCCTTGCGGGTGGATTTAGTATTGGCGCGGCAAATGAGGCCATAGAAGACCTAAGCGAAACATTGACCAAAAATCGCGAAAAGATGTATGAGAGCATTGCCGCAATGGGCACTATGGGACAGCAGCCTATATTCACACAGTTGTTCAATATGGACGAC